ACTATACAAACAAAAATGTAACGTCCATATTTAAAGGGTCCCCATCTAAAGTTAGAACTCTGTGAACATCTTCTACGTCAGACATAAAGGGGTCAAACTTGTCATCCCCCATAAGTCCGTAGATTCTTAACATTCTAACTGACTTTGTTTGAGCTCCCTCAAGACCAAACTCATTGTCCCCTGCTTTGAAAAATATATATAATGTTTCCCTCTCATTATCATACTCCACTTTGGTTGCAGTTGGGAGATGTTGTTTAACCACTCCATAAAATAATTTCTCTATCTTTGTCATATTAGTTTTTGTATGTATTCATCTATGGTAACAATTGGGGATTTGGATGTCTCGTACTTATTAAGTTCCTCTTGTATTTCAGTAAAGTCATAGGAGGTGAGTATCTTTATCTCCCCTTGAAGTTTACTTCTGTACTTTGTATACTCCATCTTTCCCACCTTTTTATTATCATCACCCTTAAAGATGACTATTATATTATCATCGAGTTCATTAATCTCCTTTTTAATACTACGTAAATATAATATTATATCTTCATTGGGGATAGCGTGAGGGGTGTCTTCGTTCATAAATATATGTTAAAAAATTTGATTTTGTCAAAATGTCAGTTGAGTGTCAGGATGGGGATAATCCCTTTCCCCACTTTTTACCACTTTACTAACATATAAATATAGTTGTTTTTATTATATAGACAATAGTAGTTTCTCCCACAATTTACCACTGGTCATAGTGTAGTGACCACTTATGTAATAGTGAAAGTGAAAAAAGTGGTCTTGTAGGGGTCTACAGAAGGGATTTTTTTAATATATACATTTTCCAGCTAAAAAAGAATGATGTTATCTACTAAGCGGTGAGGGACGTTAGTCCCCTTTAAACAAGGACTATACACCCTTTCACATAACCATTTCAACGGACATCTTAGACTTTTCCCCTTAGAATTTGACACATTTAAGTAGGACAATTATGGTAGTGGTAAAATGTGGGAGTTGTTTTAAATGTCACAAAGTGACCTGTGAGAAACTCCCCTTCGTATCCACTATCTAATTTATACCCTTTAGTATAATACCTCATAGTATAAATTTATACATCTCACATATTATTTCACTATGGGTTACTTTAAGTCCCCTAACATATGTGTCTTTCTTTAGTGGGGGGAATTAATAAGTAAATAAATGAATGAACCCATTAGTGTAGTGAAACGCTAGTGGAACGGAACGACCACACCTTGTGTGGGGAATGGGGGAATGAGTTTATTTACTTATTAATTTATTCCATCACAAATGTTATAGACATCTTATTACGTCCGAACATTTTACATAATTGATATAT